GGTCCACATCATCGACTACTACGAGGCATCAGGCGCGGAGCTGGACCACTACGCTGCGATCGTGCGTGCCAAGCCCTACGTCTACGCCGGGCACATCGTCCCGCATGACGCGCAAGCGAAGATCCTCGGCATGGCGCAGACGCGGCTTGAGCAGCTAGAGAAACTCGGGTGCCGACCGATGACGGTGGCACCGATGCACCGGGTCGAAGACGGCATCAACGCCGCGCGTGTGATGCTCAACAGGTGCTGGTTCGACCGCCACAAGTGCGAAAGAGGGATTGACGCATTGAAGCTCTACAGGGCAGCTTACGACGAGACGCACAATGTGCTTCGTCCAGTCCCTGTGCATGACTGGGCAAGCCACGGAGCGGACGCTTTCCGGTACTTGGCCATGACCCTCGACAAGAGCGACATCAGCAAGGCCGATTTCGGAAGGACGCTGGTCTATCCCAAGACCGGAGTTGCCTGATGGCATACGACGATCGGCCTGGCGGAGGTGGCGGCGAGCCCGCAAGCCCCGCTCCAACCATGACCGACGACGAGCTGCAAGCGCTCCTCACTGCACTGAAAGCCGACAGCCTCTCATCCGCCACCGAAAGTTCGCTCGGCTCACAGCGTGAGAAGGCGCTCGACTACTACTACGGCGACATGTCGGCCGACATGCCGACCATCGAGGGCCGCAGTCGTGCGGTCAGCACCGACGTCGCCGACACCATCGAAGGCCTGATGCCGTCGCTGATGGAGATCTTCGCCGGGTCCGACGAGGTGGTGGTATTCGATCCGGTTGGGCCGGACGACATCGAGGCGGCGGAGCAGGAAACCGACACCGTCAATCACGTCTTCACCCAGCAGAATGATGGCTTCCTCGTGCTGTACACGATGATCAAGGATGCGCTGCTGGAGAAGCTCGGCACCGTCAAGGTGTGGAGCGAGCAGGAGACGCGCGAGGAGAACGAAACCTACTACAACGTCACGCAGGATGTGATGCAGGTCATCCTGATGAACCCGGAGATCGAGGCGCGGGAGTACTCGCCAAGCCAAGAGATGCCTGGCACCTTCGACCTGAAAGTCGGCACCAAGAAATACGTCATGCGCCATCGCGTGGTGCCTGTGCCGCCGAACGAGTTCGGCTGGTCGCGGCGCACGGTGAACATCCGCGACACCGATTACTGCTACCACGAGCCTGAAGGCGGGCGCACCATCAGCGAGCTGGTCGAGCAGGGCTACGATCGCGATACTCTGGACGAGATCTCGGCAGCACCTGCTGGCGATCTCGGCTCGCCTGAGAGTACCGCCCGCGACACCATCAACGAGACTGGCTCGGTGACGAGCGCGTCCACCGACATGAACAAGGCGCTGAAGCGCATCAGCGTCTGCGAACACTACGTCAAGATGGACTACAAGGGCGACGGCAAGGCGTGCCTGTACAAGGTCACCACCGCCGGAGACGAAACCAAGATCCTCACCAAGCAGGGGCAACCCGACATAGAGCAAGTCGATGTCATACCGTTCGCATGCATCTCGCCATACCCAGTCACCCACCGACTATGTGGTCGCTCCGCCGCTGACCTGGTCATGGATATTCAGCGCATCAAGACCGCTCTCACGCGGGGCATGCTCGATAATATTTACCTCGCTCTTAATCCGCGCGTTGAGGTGTCGGAGAGCAACGCGAATGAGAACACGCTCGATGACCTCCTCATCTCCCGGCCGGGTGGCGTGGTGCGAACCAAAATACCTGGAGGACTGAACCCGTTCGTGCATCCCGACATCACCGGGTCGATCTACCCGATGCTCCAGTACATGGACAGCACGCGAGAGTGGCGCACCGGGGTCACGCGGCAGGGCCAGGGCCTCGACGCCGATGCGCTCAACAACCAGACCGCCACGGCGGCGATGCAGTTCTACGATGTCGCGCAAGCCCGCATGAAGCTGGTGGCGAGGATCTTCGCGGAGACGGGGATCGCCGACATGATGTGGCTCCTGCATCGCACCATCAGGAAGAACGGCGAGCAGCAGATGACGCTGCGCTTACGCAACAAGTGGGTCACGGTCGATCCCCGGCAGTGGAAAGACCGCTCGGACATGACTGTCAACGTAGGCCTCGGACACGGGGGCAAGGCGGAGCAGATGCAGCAATTGCTGGTCCTGATCAACGCCCAGCGTGAAGCGGCGGCGGGCATGATGGGGATGGTGAAGCCGATCAACTTCTACAACTCGGCACGCGATCTGGTCCGCCTTCTCGACAAGAAGGACGTTGACCGCTACTTCGTGCAGCCAGACCCGAACGGCGAGATGCCGACGCCTCCTGATCCCAATCAGGGCAAGGCGCAGATCGAGATGGCGAAGTCGCAAGCCAAGGCGCAGACCGATCAGATGAAGATGCAGGTCGAGCAGCAGAAGATGCAGATGCAAGCGCAGATCAAGCAGATGGAAGCCGCGCACAAACAAGCGATCGAGCAGACGCAGATGCAAGCCGACATCACGGTCGGCCAGGCGAAGGCGGCAGCAGCCATCCAGCTTGTCGAGATGAAGCATGGGCTGGAGAAGGACAAGGCCAAGCTGCAAGCCCAGCTCGAAGTGCAGAAGGCGCGGCTCGATGCGCGGATCAAGCAGCAGGAAGCATCAGTCAACCTGATCATGAAGGGTGCGGAGCTGCACGAGAAGCAGACAGATCACGCCATGACGCGGGAAGAGCGGGCGGCGCAGAGCCAAGAGCGGCGCGAGACGCACGCAGCCAAGCTCGAAGAGACGAAGGCACGCGTCAAAGCGCCGAAGCCGGAGCCGAAGGCGCGAAGCAAACCGAAGAAGGAGCCGAAGTGATGGCTGGTGGTGGACAAAGCGGCGGCAAGAGGGGCGGACCCTTGACCGGAGGCATGCAAGGACAGATGGGCGGTCTTGGCTCGCTCGGCGGCGGACAGATGCAGCCATGGGGCGCGGCGCAGCCGGGCACCTTCAACGGAGCGACACCTGCGGCATTCGGCAGCGTCAACCGCACCTATCCGCAAGGCGGCGGCATGCAGCCGAATTGGCAGCAGATGGCTGGCGGAGGCGGACAGCGCAACGTGACGGGCAACCCCGGCGAGCAGGGTGGCATGGGTGTCCCGATGCAGGGCGGACAACCGATGCCGGGATGGGCGGTGCCCTACCGCGAGGGCTGGAACAACTGGCGCATGATGCCGCAAGGCGGACTGAACTCGACGCCGGGACCGATCAGCCAGCAGAACTACAACTACCTCAACAAGCGCGAGAACGTCTTGCAGAACCGCGTGCAGGGGTATCGCGGTGCCTTGAACCAGGGCGCGGATTGGGCGAGCCAGCGCGGGTTGAATTTTCTGAAGGGAAAGCTGGGTGATCTCAGAGGCTATCAGAAATTGCGTGGCGCACCCGGTGCTGGCGGCACCACTGGTGCCCCCGCAGTCGATCCGGTGACGGGGCAACCGACCACCCCAGCGGTCGATCCCGTCACGGGCGAGCCTGTCGACACCAACGGCACCGGATACGCAACCGATGTCTACGGGCATTACAGCACGGGGGCGGGGGGAGACGGCACTGACGCTGGGGCTGGCGCTTCAGCCTATGACCCCAACATGGACCCGCGCACTTTCGGCATGCCGTCGAGCAGGGCGCACGACCGTGGACGGCAAGCGATGCTGCAATACAAGAACCAGTTGCTGAACTCCGGTACGCCCGGTCAGGGTGATCCGCGCATGATGGCAATGCAAGACCGCCAGCGTCAGATCAACAACCGGCTCGGTGCCGGACGCGATCAGGCACGCGATGCCAACATGCAGACGTTGCTTGCGGCGCAAACTGCTGGCACGACTTTATCGCCGGAGCAGTTGGCGTGGCTGACGAAGATGCAAGGGAGGCAGAATGCCGGATGAACTCGAACCGCTCGACGTAGCGCAAGCCAAGATCAACCGGGCGGCGCGAGCGAGGCACCTGCTCAACGATCCGACGCTTGAAGAGGCGTTCGATGCACTACTCACGGACGCGGATCAGGCGCGGGAGATGTCGGAGCCGGGCGATGTGATATTGCGCGAGGAGTGTCACAAGGCGAAGAAGGCCATTCAGGCCTTGCGGAAGAAACTAGCGTTCTGGGTGGCGGACGGTTCGATCGAACAGGCCCGCCTGGACGAAGAGGAGAAGAAAAATGCGGCTACCAACTAGAGTTTACGCACCCGAAGGCGAAGGCGGCAGCGCTGCCCCGGCGGCGGTTCCGGCAGCTCCGGCAGCGCCAGCGCCGTCGTCGATCCCGGCGGAGATCTCATCCGTCGATCTGACCCCATCGCAAGCTGGGCGCATGTTGCGCTCGCTCCGCAAGCCACGCGCCAGCGACGAAGAAGTTCAAGCGGAAGCCGCGCCTCCAGAGGATGGCAGCGCACCGCAACAAGAGATCACCTCAGCAAGTGAGGATGGCCCCGCCCCTGATGCAGATCAGGCTACCGGGGAGACTGAGGAGCAAGCCCCGGCTGATGAAGATCAGCCGCCACGCGAAGCGCCGAGGTCTTGGAGCAAGGAAGCACGCGAAGCTTGGCCGCACCTCGACCCCGCGATGCAGGACTACCTGCTGACACGGGACAGGGAAGACAGCGCCGTCGTGCGAAAGGCTCAGAATGAGGCTGCTCAAATCCGCAAGGTCGCCGAACAGGCGGTCCAGATGGAGAGGATGCAGTTGGAGCAGGTGAGGCAGCAGTACGAAGCCGCCCTTCCCGATCTTTACCAGATGCTGTCGCAAGGCGACCAGTTCGCCGACATTCAGTCCTTCGACGATGTCGAGCGTCTGGCGAAGGAGGATTGGGCGCGTTACATCGAATACGATGCCCATGTGAAGAAAGTCGGAATTGTGCAAGCGCAGATGCTGCAAGCACAGCAGCGGCAAGCGCAGGAATACCAGCACAATTGGGCGCGTTGGTCGAATGCCCAAGACCAGAAATTCGCCGAACGGGTGCCGGACATGAAGGTGCCCGAGAAGGCGAAAGTGGTCCACGAAGCAGGTGCGAAGACGCTGACCGATGTCGGCTTCTCTCCGCACGAGATCAACGAGCTTTGGCACGGACGCGCATCTCTATCGATGCGTGACGCTCGCGTGCAGGAACTCTTCCATGACGCGATCAAGTTCCGCTCTTCACGCGGCAAAGTCGATGCTGCTTTGGCCAAACCTCTCCCTGCTGTCCAGAGGCCTGGAGCCACATTCTCGGGTAACCGGAATGTTGCTGCTCTACAAACCGCAAAACAGAAACTCGCGGCATCCGGCGATGTGAAAGACGGTGTCGCCTTGATGCGGGCGCAACGCGCCGCACGCGCACGCGCCCGTTAGGGGAGAAAGAACGTGACTGTACCAGCAGCTACCCAGACGATCTATACGACCAAGGGTAATCGTGAGGACTTGACCGATGTCATCTACAACATCGACCCGACCGAGACGCCCTTCATCTCCGCCGTCGAGCGTGTCGGCCAGAAAGCGGTTCTGCACGAGTGGCAGACCCAGGATCTGACTGCGCCGGACGGCAACAACGCCCAGCTCGAAGGCGACGATGCAGCGGCAACGGTGCACAAGCCGACCGTCAGGCTCGGCAATTACTGCCAGATCAGCCGCAAATCGGGGCGGGTGTCGGGCACGCAGGAGAGCGTCGACAGCGCCGGGCGTGAGGACGAACTCGACTACCAGAAAGTGCTCAAGGGCAAGGAGCTGAAACGGGATATGGAGACGATCCTGCTCGGCAACCAAGTCAAGGCAGCGGGCACTGATGCGGCAACCCCGCGCAAGCTGTCGAGCATCTTGGCCTGGATCAGGACCAACACGAACAAGACCGGGACCGACCCTGTGTCGGCAATCCCCGGTGAGGATGTCCGTGTCGACGGCGCACAGCGTGCATTCACGGAGCCATTGCTGAAGGATGTCTTGCAGAAATGCTGGACTTCCGGCGGCGAGCCGAACGTCATTATGCTCGGCGGCTTCAACAAGATGCAGATGTCGACGTTCACCGGGCGTGGTCAGCCGATGGAGGAGACGAAGTCGAAGAAGATCGTCAACGCCGTGAATACGTATGAAGGCGACTTCGGGTTGCAAAAAGTCATCCCCAACCGCTTCATGCGGGCTCGCGATGTCCTCGTGCTGCAAACCAGCATGTGGGCCGTGAGCTATCTTCCCGGTCGCCGCATGGTGTCCGAGACGTTGGCGAAGACGGGTGACAGCGAAGCCTTCTTCATCCTGTCGGAGTACTCGCTTGAGGCCCGCAACGAGAAATCGTCCGGCCTGATCGCAGACGTAACTACGTCGTAGTCACCGAAACTGCGGGCGGCTCGTCAACGCGGGTCGTCCGCTTCTTTACCCCTTGGAGGGAAATCCGATGCCTCTTTCTGAACCCCACAATCTGCAAACCAACTCGATGAATGTCGGCTCGATGGCGGATGTCGCCACCCCCGGCACCTTGAATGCCCCGATACCGTTCCGTGGCCGGGTCGTCGGCGCTGGCTGCTCCATCAGCGCGGCTGTCACTGGTGCCAACACCGTTGTCACCGTGAACAAGGTCAATCCGGCTGGCGTTACGCCTCTCGGCACGATCACCATCCCAGCCGCTGGCTCCGGTCCAGGTTCGTCCTACGGCATGGTGCTGACCGGAAACGAAATCGCCTGTTCCGTTGAGGCCTTCGAAAGCCTGAGCTTCGTCAGCGGCGGCGAGGGCACGGGTCCGGCGGCGGCGAATTTTGTCGCCATCATCAGAGGGAGCTAGATCGATGATGGCACTCAGACCAGGTGCCAGCATGACGCTTGCGGTGGGAGCAACCTCGGCAACGGGTGCCACCCCTACGTCTGCTGGCACAACGTATATTCGGGTGGTTTCTCCGACTGGAGGTCACATTAGGATTAGTCCCGCTGCATCTCCTGTCGCCGCGACCAACGCCGATCTCTACATCTGTCCCAACGTGCCGGAATATTTCCAGATCGGTGCCGGGTCGGTGAAGATCTCGACGATCCAAGGCTTGGCCTCGGCTGTCGGAAGCATGATCGTCACCGAGATGTCGTGATGCGGAAGATCGTGCATGCAGACCCGGATGGTGTGTCAACCATCTACTATCTGGACGACGGCGGTGTCGTGCTTGCTTCGGAGAGGGAGCAAGACTGCGAGGTCATTCTCGACGCCAACAAGCGCATGCAGAACGGCGAGAAGCAGGTAGGCGATATGCGCCTCACTTCGCAGATCCCGCTTGTCATCATCGAGTTGTGGCTGAACGAAGAAAGACAGCGTGGCAATGTTGGTATCAAACTGACTGATGCCGAGTTCGATCGGATCATCTTCAAGAAGCTGCAAGACCCGGATTGGAAGTGGCTAAGGACCACCTGAAATGACATTCGCCACCAAGGCAGAGCTGGAAGCCGAAGTCGTCAACTGGATGGCGCGATCCGACATCACGCCCAACGTCGGCGCGTGCATCAAGCTGGCGGAAGCGTATTTCAATCGGCGTCTTCGCGTCAGGCAGATGGAGAGCGTGATCACGTTCACCTGCGTTGACGGCTACGCGGGCGTGCCTGACGATTATCTCGCCTGGCGGCGGCTGACTTGGCTGGGGAGCCCCTACCGTGATCTCGAATACGTCACGCCGCAAGTCTTGACACGGCAGTTCCCCAACGTGGAGGCCGGGATACCGTTGAAGTTCACCATCGAGGGAACCTTCTTCCACATTCTGCCGAAGGACGACGGCACCGATCTTGAGTTCAACTACTACGCCAAGCTTCAGCCGCTTGAGGTGCCCGAAGACAGCAACTGGCTGTTGCAGGAATATCCCGATGTTTATCTCGCTGGCACGCTCGCATGGGTGAACACCCTCGTCCAGAACACCGAGCAGTTCCAGCAATGGATCGCGGCGACCGATCAGATCATCGAACGCGCCATGCTGCTCTCGGAGAAGACCAAGGGCCCGGCGGCAATTCAGATCTCAGGACAGGCGTGGTGAAACATGGCAATCATACCGTTCGGAGAGTGGCGGCCGGATCTGACCGATTATCAGGCGGAGACGAACCGCTCGACCATCAACGCCATCCCGCGTGGCGACGGTTACGGTCCATTGCAGCTCTGGCAGTCCTACACGACACCGTTGCCTGGTCCATGCCGTGGTGCGTTTCTCGGTGTCGATAATTTCGGTATTCCGGTGCTGTTCGCTGGAACCGAAACCAAGCTCTACCTCATGAACAACGCCACGCTTGCGTGGATCGAGGTGGGAGATTATCCCACCGCTCCGCTCGCCACGCAGGACAATTGGACCTTCGTCCAGTTCGTCAACAGGGTCGTGGCATGCCAGCGCAACGTGGCCCCGCAGGTGTTCACCATCGGCGTGTCGAGCGTGTTCATTCCGCTCCCCGGCAAGGCTCCCGGTGGTCCTCCGCCGCACGCAGCCTATTGTGCTGTCGTGTCGGCGCAACTGGTCCTGTCCGGTATTCTCAGCGAGCCGCACAAGGTCCAGTGGTCTGCCAAGGACGACATCGAGGAATGGACGTTGGCGGTAAATGGTGCCGAC